TCAGATCCCGCTGTGGGCTACGCTAAAGCCCCACTGAAATTTGAGTTGCTGGGAGAGAAGCTTGGCGGCATTGGGAATTTGGTCAAGACGCAAATTCCCGGCAAACTGCAGCAGTGGTTTCTGATCAACCATCGGGATGAGTTCGCGCGGTGCCATCTGCGAGCATCCAACCGACAGAATGCAAAAACTAAAAAACCCGCCAGAAGGCAGGTTTTTCAAGGCTTCCACGGAACTCAAAAGCTCTCAGTGGAATGTAAGATGGTGCCCGAAGCCGGAATCGAACCGGCACGCCCTTACGAGCGGGGGATTTTAAGTCCCGCGCCAAAATCAAGCGGGCTGCGGCTTGCGCTCTATTTTCCGGTCCGCAATCCATTAATTTTACGCCTAATTTACCTCAATGTATTCAGATAGTTATAGTTCGTTGCGGCCCATTTACTTGGCATAAAATTGCTTTTTCGTTCTCGCGAACAGGACAACCAATTCTGGTGCTTCTTGCACCGATATGCCGATGGTGCATACCCTCCCCGGCGTCATGCCAGCCGAACCTAAACCAACCCCAAGCCCCACTGCTAAGCTGTTCACACCACCGGAGGAACGCCGATGCCCAACTCAGACCTGCTCCCATCCCTACTATCCAAGCTTTACGAAAACCAGTTGGCCCTCGAAGCCTCCATCATGGAACTATCGAACTGGATCGAGCAGCGCGGCTCCGCCGATGTAGCTGAAAACGTGCGAGGCGCACTGGACACCCTCAGTCACAATGAGGAATTCATCAAGCTCACGTTGGCGGCGTTAATGTCGCCAGAGTGATGCCTTACAGCTCGTCGCCTCGAATCGCTTCAGTGACAAAGCTCGATTACTGTATACACATACAGTAAAAATAAGCAGTCACTTACATGTCCCCTACAGAACTCAAAAAGGAATGGCTCGCCAAATGGCGAAGAATCCTCGACGACAACGCGTCCCGGATGAATAACCCTGAGGCTTATCGAATGATGTGCCGGTGGGAGACTCGTGACATGTTGGAGGCAGGGGTCATTGATGAGATGGAACAATTTGAGATGGATGAGCTGGCTGACGCGGCTTACTGGCATGCGGTTGAAGAGCTGGTCACCACGCCCGTAGGGTACACGTATGGCGGCTACTATGACGTCATTCGACGCGCGACATTGGAGTGCATCGGGTATATCCGAAGCAACACCTATTACTCAGCCATCGGCCCGGGTGCTGATGGGTTTGATGGAAAGGTATTTCGCGAAAAGAATGATCTGCGTTTGGTGTTCCGCAACGACAACCAGACTTGGGCGATAAATGGGCTGGTGCTTACCGCGCCATCTGGTGAGCTGTACGATCTGGTACAGACCGCGCAATTTATCTATGGGAAGGTCTACCCAGCCATTTGCGATGCCGATACCTACCGTGCGCTGGTAGATTGCGCACAGGTCGCCTTGGAATGCCGCGATTTTGAGAGCTATCGAAAGGCCCGCCCCCTACTCCTCTTTGCCCAGTTCACCAAGTGCGGTGCCTGCCTGGACCGATTCGGACAGCGCGAAGATTGCAGCAACTGCGCAGGTAACGGCTTTGTCAGTACAGCTGGCACTCAGCCGACGTCGTCCGCATAACCAGCAACAGCCTCCTCGACCAGCTCGCGCCATTCTCCGTTGTCAATCACGCCTCGCTCCAGCATATTGTCGGCCAGTGCCAGGCGCGTTTCATAGCGATACTCGGGTCCGCCTGCCGTGAATTCGGCGTCATTGAGCAGCGCATGCCACGCTTCCATCTCGTTGACCTGCTGTATATCGGTTGTCATGACGAATCTCCGGTGCCGGTGTCTACAGTGTAGAGATCGGCCGGCGCGCGGCTGTTCATCAAGCCCGACGAGCGGAGACAGTCATGTGCGGACGCCTTTCACAGTACAGCGGCATTCATGACTTCGTTGCGGCCCTAAGCATGCCGAATGCCATGGTCAACTCAGTTGGCGAGCTGCCTCTGGAACGATACAACGTCGCCCCCACCACTCAGGTCGCCCTGCTCCATGTACAAGGCGAATTGCTGCTGGCTGATCCGGTGCGCTGGGGATGGCGACCGCATTGGGCCAAGGACCGCGCCGCGCCGATCAACGCTCGTGTCGAGAAGGTGGCCCACGGCCCGTTCTTCCGGGCAATCTGGCCGCACCGAGCAATCACACCGATCAATAACTGGTTTGAATGGGTCGATGAGGGTGGGCCGAAGAAGCAGCCCTACCTGATCCGCCGGCGCGACCGCGCGCCGATCTACTGCGCAGCTATCGGCCAGTTGTCCAACGCTGACGAAGGCCCAGGTGAGCATGACGGCTTCGTGATCATCACCGCCGACAGCGCCGGCGGCATGGTGGACATCCATGACCGGCGGCCCGTTGTGCTGAGTCCTGAACTTGCCCGTGAATGGTTGGACCCGGCCACGCCCAAGGAACGCGCCGAGCAGATGGTACTGCACCAGGGCGAGCCAGCAGATGCCTTTGAATGGTTCAAGGTCGATACGGCCGTTGGGAACGTCCGGAACAAGGGGCTCAACCTGATACTACCTGCACCCTAAAACAGCCCGCCGAGGTCAGAAGGTTTCCAGTTCATGATCACAAGCTCGCCGCTGACCTCGGCTTTTCCTTGTCGCTGATTGGTGGTGCTGTAGCGAATGTCCAGCGTTTCAAAGTGGAACCCTTCAAACACCCGCCGGATATCAGGATGGTCGTTAATACTCACCATGACCTTGCCTTTGCAACGACGCATGAAGTCGGCCATTCGCTCATAGTTTTCGAACGGAAAGTCCACCCCGTAGCCCGCGGTCTGCCAGTAAGGTGGGTCCATGTAGTGGAAGGTGTGGGGCCGGTCGTAGCGCTCGGCGCATTCGAGCCACCCTAAGTTTTCGACATAGGTTCCGGAGAGGCGCTGCCAGGCTGCGGAAAGGTTCTCTTCAATCCGCAACAGATTAATAGCCGGGCCCGTAGTAGCAGTGCCGAAGGTCTGGCCGCTGACCTTCCCGGCGAAGGCATGGTGCTGCAGGTAGAAAAAACGGGCAGCTCGCTGGATATCGGTGAGGGTTTCCGGTCGGGTCATCTTCTGCCACTCAAACACTTGGCGCGAGCTCAGGGCCCATTTGAACTGGCGTACGAACTCCTCCATGTGGTTCTGCACGACCCGGTACAACGTCACCAGATCGCCATTGATATCGTTGAGAACTTCAACCGGGGCGGCCTGAGGGCGCATGAAGTAAAGCGCAGCACCACCAGCAAAAACTTCAACGTAGCATTCGTGGGGTGGGAAAAGAGGAATGAGGCGATCAGCCAAGCGACGCTTGCCGCCCATCCATGGAACGATTGGGTTTGTCATTTTTGCAATCCTTTGCAAAGTGGGTGTTTTTTGGGGTCATGCTAATTTTTGCGATTGGGCATGTAGGTCAGGGCGCAATGGCCCTGACATACGCCTGGCACGCCCGCAGCGCGATCAATCCTTGGTCGCCGGCATCGGTGATGGAGATAATTCGATGAGCATGCGCTGGGTCAAGTTGGGCTCGACGGGCTGCATGAACCACGCCGACGGCGCCGGCGGCGGTAGGCACATTGCAGCCACGGGCTGTATCCGCTGCGTCGACAAGGACTGACAGCCGCACATCAGCAGTGGCAAGGCGATCGCGCAGAGCAGCCTGGGTACGTTGAGCATCGGATAATTCTCGTATGTGTTGTTGGTCCTGGATGGCGAGCTGTTGCTCGGTGGCCAGGCGCTTGCTCTGATCGGCGCGGGCCTGGGCGGCAGCGACCATGCTGATCCTGGTCAGATCTTCTTGATGCAGGCCGGCCTGCTCGGACAGCTTCTTGCCCATCCGCCAGTTCTGCACCTGCCAGGTCACGCCCGCGGTACCGGCCATCAGCCCCAGCATCAGCACCAATAGGCCCGCCAGCTTCTGCACCGGCGTCATACCAGCACCTTCAGCGCCTTATCGTATAGCGCCTGGCGGTCGTCCTGGCCGGTGAGCCCGCCATTGATACGCCTGGTGATCTTCGCGAACTGCCCCTGATCAGCGAGTGTATTCAGCCCATTAGTCGACCAGAACCAAGCCGCCGACATCGCGGCGTGCTGCGGTAGCTCCAGCAGTTCCGGATTGCTGATGAGGTCCAGGCCCAACGCCTCGCCGCATGCCGTGTAATTCGCCCGGCCCGTGATCTGGATCAGGCCGCGCCCGCGGTACTTGGAGCCGTCGCCCTTCTGTGTATTGCCCAGGTCCGCGCGGCCTTCGTAGCCGGCCTGCTGCGCGGTGGGGCCCCAGATTTCGCGCACCCATCGCAACTGTCCAGATTCGTGCCCTACTTGGGCGATGAACGCCGCCACCCGCACGGTGCCCACGATGCCGTAACGGCTTATGGCCGTGTTTAAGGCAGGAACAAAAACGCCGGCTTGGCGGCCGGCGTTCGGGAAGATATGCAGCAATTGCTGCTCGGTGATCGGCATAACTTTCTCCAGGCAAAAAAATACCCGCTCATGGCGGGTGGCGGTGTTTGGCAAAAACTCAAGACGCTGGTGGAGGGCTCAACCGGTTGATGGTTGCGCGAGCTGCTGCGCGTGCTTCTTTGATGTCGTCCGGAATCGGTGTGCCATCCTCAAGCAGAGCGAAGGCATGCCAGTTGGTCTGGCTCAGGTACGCCCGAGCCTGACCCAGGCTCAATTCATCCGTTATGTCTTGCGCCGTTTTAATCGGTTCAAGCTTGCTCAAGTCCACCATTTTCTTGTCCTTCTCGGATATCAGGAAGTTCAGCTGCAGGGATCACTACAGGCGAGGTGTCGGGAAACTTCACCGGACCACTGCGCGCATCAATAATCATAGGTTCTAGTGGACTACGATATTCATTGGGGCTCTCCATACTTACCGGAAGCTTTAAAGAAAAATGAAGAGTTCTACCTATCCTTTCCACGTAGTCGCCTGAACCACTGAGAAAGAATTTATTGCCCACAGCGGATGCGGGGAGACGGTATCCGTCCGGTATACCAGACAAATCAATGTCTTCACCGTTGATGGTGATTACATCGCCCGACACAGAAGCCTCAAGCGGCCAATCGGACAAAAAAGGAAACATCTTAATCTTCACTTCCAGCGCCCCCATACGTTAATAGTTGGTTGAAATGTTTGAACGGTTAACCCATTTCTTATGACGAAAGCCGCGGTGCTAGTATCCGACATATACTCCGCAATAACCCCATAAAAATCATAGGTCTGTTGCGGTTGCGCATTCGTACTAGATTTATAAGCGAATCCTATGGCGCCGTTAACTAAAGTAATGGGCAGCGTTACCATAACTACCCGTAATTCGTTTGCCGCAAAGCTTGCGGTTAATGGCGCAGTCCCTCTAACATTTATTTCGCCGTTGGCGTATTTACTTACAGCATAACCACCAACTAACGCACTAGACATAAGACCCGCTCCAGTGCCGGTTGGATCAAGCGTGGCGTTTATTCCGTTGTATATATTGGCCCAGGGCTGCCATACACCGTTAATCCTACGACGCTCGGCGCGTCCGCCATGGGTAATGCCGAACGCTTCCTGTGCTTCGTATCCGACGCCATGCACGGAAACCCGCAAGAAAAAAGCAGCAGACCCAAACGATGGAGGCCCATTAGTAAAAGTACCGTTCAACGCATACAAAGATGCGTCGACTAGCGTATCGCAGTTGGCGCCGTTACCGATTACGATAGCTGCTCCGCCATTCCCACCTTTTGAAACCGGAAGAGGCGCAGCAGGGGTACCAATTCCCTGGTAGAGCTCTAAGGTCATCGCATTTATTTTCACGGCAGTGCTGCGCGTGGTATCTCCACCGGCGCCGGTTGGTGCCGCGCCAAGGTTGATTTCTTGTCTTGCCATAAATTATGAGCCCTTACAAATTAATTTATAATTCAACTAATCGGCTTAGCAAAAACGACTGGCATATAAAGCGCAGATGGGAGATCAACCCCCACCGCCTGAATAACTAGACGATTATTGCCATACTCCCAAATTGCATATATGTTTCCTTGCCTAGATACGACACCAGCAATATCCATGGCAATATTGTTCAAGAGCATATAGTCGCCAGTATCGAGAGGTGAGGGCGCGGTCCAACTATACCTATACTGCCCAGACCCTGGCGGATTGCCTACTGCGCCAAGGTATGTCCAGCCCGTGATAGTTCTCGTAAATTGCGCGCAAGGCGTCCCGCTATCAAACAGGAGTTTGGAGGATGAATCCCACAAGCGAAGTCCATATTCTGCTTTAGCCTGCGAAGCGAAGGACGCACTAAACCATTTACCATTGGTAGATATATTCCTATTAGCTTGAAAACTAAAACCAGTCCAAGCCCCCCTTCCCCCATGAACAAGGCAAAAGTAAACATAACCATTTGCTGCATCAGGCCTAACAAATACAAGCGGCGGTTCATCGGTCGTAACTGTCTTAGCAAATGGCACATAAACCCCTGAGCCGTTCCCGCTCCATGAGCCTTTCTCAAGCACAACAAGCCTTGAGAATTCAGAGTCAAGAGTCACAACATCGGAATCGTTTGTGAACCTCATTCCGAAAGACATTAGCGATACCTCATAACTAGCAATCTTTGTGGGCTTGAACCAGTTGGCCCGGTATTGGCTGCTGGACTTCCAAAATAAACTGTAACCCCTCCGGAAGTTACAATTGGCGTATATTGAATCGCCGTCCACATTTGTGCGGTTGTGTCATATGCAGCAATTGGGACGCAAACTGCCGAATGTGTAGATGGGCTGACGCCTGGGATAGCTATAAAGCGGCTGCGACCGCTCGACTGAACTATCTCTGAATGTACAACCATTACAGTAAATGAATTTTCATCCAGTTCCAGAAGTCCAGTCGGCCCCCATATGCGAACTCCCGAGCTCATTCTGTTAGATCTCCGATTTGCACCCGTTTGACGTTATTCACATCCCAAAAACGCAAAGACCGATTCGTCATGATCGAACGGCCTTGTCCAGGGACGACGCCGTTAATCTCAAAGGTGCCATCCTTGTTTAGGATCCATCCTTGCTGACCCGCGATGTAGTTGGTCGAACTGATGTAAGCCCCGATCTTGGCGTTGGTTATCGTGCCGTCTTGGATAAACGCGGCCTTGATGAAGGTCTGCCCACCCTGCACAGCGAACGGCACCGTACCTGCCTGCCCGATGGCGAAAAGGTCTGCGTCGATGACGAACTTCGACTGCAGGCCACCCGGCCCGTTCTCCAGTCCCAGGCCCACCCCTGCCCACTTGTATACTCCCGTAGCGGATTCGTACTGCAGTCGCACCGACCAGTTCAGCGTCACCTTTCCGTTCACTGCTTGGATGGCCGTGGCATTGGTCTGGATCGCCGCGGTATTACCGTTGAGCGTTGTCTTAACGGTTTCGATGCTGGACGACAGGGCGCCGTCGGCATTGATGCGTGCGGTTTGCTCGCTGACGATCGCCGCAGCGTTAGCCACAACGCTGGCCTCCACCGCGTCCGTGCGCTGGCCTTGCGCCAGGTCGCCCTCAATAAGCGCGGACTGGGTTGACCATACCCCCACGTAGCTCGCCTCCGACCCCATAAGCGCACTGTCGTCACCCTGGAGAGGCGGGTTGACCTGCAGGTAAATACCATCGACGCGCTGCGCCGTGGTGGTGACCTTGTTGTCGAGCGTGGTCACCGAGGTCTTGAGCGTGCTAAGCCCGCTCGCTGTGGCGGTTACGCCGGTGACAGGATCGTTCACCGTGGTTTTCACCGCGTTCAGCTGCGAGGCCTGGGCGGTGATGTCCTGGCCGTGCTGGTTAATCGTCGCCGAGTTCTGCTGAACCTGGGTCACCAGGGCGTTGACCGTCTGCGTGACGGTGCCGATGTCGGTCCAATAGGTGGCGTTCGGCGGCGGGTTGTTCGCCGGCACAGGACCGTTGGCCTGGTAAAGGTGCTGGCCCACGCGAACGATGTCGTTCGGCGCGTAGGCCTTGGATGGCACGTACTCCAGCGCATCAACCACTTCCCCGATCAGTTGCTCCAGCTCATCCTTGGCCGCGTCAATGCGACCGTTCACAGAGGCTGGACCGTTGCCGTCGATCAGGTCGATTCGGTCCTTCAGGTGCTGGCCCAGGGCGGTTTCGTCAATCTGCCCTTTGATCTGCTCAAGGATCGGCCCAGCGTCCGAGCTAGCCTGGCCCATCACCCCATTCACAACCGGATAAAACGGCCCGATGTTGCCGGTGCGGTCCACCAAGCGCGCCCAGAAGAACAGGGTTGCGCCCGCCAGCAGCGACTGCATGCGGTAATCAGCCTGCGGATAAGCCAGGTCTGCCAGCTTGGTCGATGCTCTCAGGTCACTGGCCGGGCCATACCATAGCTCGGTGCGCTGAGTATCCTCGGCGCCAGCAGGGAAGCCCCACTTGATGCCGATGCCGAACAGTTCGCTGGTGGTGGTCAGGAACGAAACCGCCGGCGGCAAGCCAACCTTCCCTTCCAGGTTGGTCAGGTTGGAGCTCTTCCAGATAGACGAGATCTCGAAAGCGCTCACCGAGCGCACCCGGGCGAGGTAGGCGCCTGAGTAGATGCCGGTGACGTCCACGCTTGTTGCGCCAGTGCGCTGCAGTTTGATCCAGTTGCCGCTGTCCTTACGCCACTCCACGTCATACGCGACGGCGCCGGTGACAGCCGGCCACGAGATGTTCATGGTGCTAATCGCGATGCCCTGGTCCACGGCGTAGCTCGATGTGAGCGTGACGCTTGCCGGCGCGGGAACTACGGTGATTGGCACAACGCTGATTGGCCGTTCTTCAAGCCGCGCCCCGGTGTCGATGTGAGCGAACTTGCTTGGATCGTACTGCACGGCCGAGATCTCGAACACGCCTGGCTCCGGGCGGGCCACGCTTACCACCCTGTACAACGGGATTGCCAAATCGTCGGCATCCAGCGCCCACACCAGTTCAGGTTCGGGCGGAACGGAGTAGGCAACGGTAACGGTGACCTGCCGGCCGCTGACCAACTGCACGGTTCGCCCCTCGCACTTGCCGTCTGGCAGGTTGAGGATCAGCCGGTCACCGGGCTTGGCCTGAGTATCGCGGTCCAGCGTGATGACCTTGCCATTCACTGCGGAGATACGCCCACCCACGGGGCGCCCCGCCAGCAGTTCGTCCGCGATAGGAATTACGTAGCCAGGCAGCGGGATACGCCCGTCCAGACCGACCTTGAAGGTAACGGCCCGGTCCTTGGAGTTGGTAAGCAGCGCCCACTTACCGCGGCGCTGCGCTTCCGACTCACGAGTACAACCGATGGCACTGATCTCCAGCGGGTTGTCGCCGTAGCGACGCTGCAGCTTGGCATCAGTCACAGCAGTAACGTCAGTGTCGTAGTTGTTCAGTGGATTGTCGTAGCTGATCAGCGCCCGGGTGTACCGGGTGCGCTCCGAAGCACTGGAGTAAGTGAACTTGCCGTCAATGACGTTGGCCCGGGTGTAAGCGAAGTCGAAGTCGGTAGCGCGCGGCATGTCCGAAAGGGTGAACACCTGACCCTGGGCCCAATAGGTCATGCCTCGGTAGATCGCCGAGATGTCACGCAGCAGTGACCAGGCGTCGGCTTTGCTTTGCAGATTCAAGCTGCAGATGAAGCGCGGCTCCTGGCCTCCCTTCCCGTCCGGCACCAGTTGGTCGCAATATTGTGAGATGCGGTACAGCTCCCACTTGTCCACCATCCAGGGCTTGATACGGCGGCCAAGGCCGAAGCGGTCGGCCGTGGTGATGTCGTAGGTCATCCAGACGGCGTTGTCAGTCCAAGCCTGCTTGAATGTGCCGTCCCAAACGCCCGAGTAGGTGCGTGACACCGAGTCATAGTTGCTCGGTACCTGCATCTTTTTCAGCTTTGTCTCGACGGTCACCGCTGGGATGCTGCGAAACTGTTCGGCTGAAAATTCGATGTAGAGCAGCGCAGTATTTGGGTAGCGGATCTTCGCGTCGATCACCTCCGTGAAGCCGGCGATCTGCATAGTGTCGGAGATTTTGTTGTTGTTCTTGTTGATGGTCAGCCGCGTGATACGCATCAACCAACCGGTTGTTGCTTTGGGAAGATCAATGCGGCGGGTGCGCTCGTAAAGGCTGGTGGTCTTGCCGTCGACCGCTTCACTAAGCACCTGTTGGTAGGCGCCGCCGTCGGTGGCCAACTCAACTTTGTACTCAATCCGGTAACCGTTAATGTTGCCGCTTGCGTCGACAGACTGAAGTGCCGGCCAGGCGAAGCGCACGCGAACAGCAGAGAGCTGCGTGTTGTTGATAGCGCGAACCCATGGCGTCCCGCTGTGCAGCTCGGTACTGATCGTGGTCTCGTTCTCGATCGAGGGGATGCCCTGGATATAGCTCTGATCCACCGCTCCGGTGCGCCACTCCCACTTCACGTTCGGGAAGTTCATGTTTCCCTGGGCATCTTGCAGCGGGGTGTTGTCGAGAAAGATATCGCGCGCGGTAGGCGTGCCTTCGAATTCTCCTTCACCGATAGCGATTAGCATTTTGGCAATGGCGATAGAGCGCAGGCTGTCAGGGGCCTCGGTGGGCGTTTTTGGCTTCTCGGAGCCACCCTTGGCGCCGTAAATATCGAGCTTCTGTGCTGCGCCCATGCTTTTCTCCAGGCAATAAAAGACCGGCTCATGGCCGGCTCGGGTGGTGCAGTTGTGATTTACATCTGGTCTTCGGCGTAGATCGCAGCACTGATGATCGCCCCGCCCACTCGCCGCTTTCCATAGCAGAGCGGAACCGGGTTACCGGATGCGGTGGTGTTCTTGGCGCTGCCGAAGGCATAGCCGGGCGTGTTCTCGGGGGCAGCACTAGTCTTCAGGCCGCTGGCTTGAGGGCTAAGCATCTGGATAACACCGCCAGCAACGAGCCCGATGCCGGCGCCAATAAGAGGAGCACCGAATGGCGTGGCCGCAAAGACCACCCCAACCACAATCAGAATCGCGCCGACAATCGTCTGAAGAATGCCGCCACGCTTGCTACCTACCACTACGGGGGCAATGCGAATATCCCCGGCGCCGTGGTAGGCCAGTTCTTTCTCGCTAATGTTGCGCTTGTCGCGAAATACCGCGAATTCAAGCCCGCGTGACTTAGCATTCGATAGAAACCGCTCAAAGCCGGGGATCTGGACGCACAGCGCCTTGATGGCCTCGGCTGGCGACTTCACCGCAAGCCTGAACGACTTCCCGAACTGCCGGAGCTGTCCATGCAAGCGAATGGTCGTCATTGTTTGGTAGTTGATCGCTGAGGTCTGCATCAATTTCTCCAGGCGTAAAAAAACCGCCCGAAGGCGGCTTTATGGTTTTCGTTTGTCAGTTGTAATCGACGTAGGGACCAATGTAGAACCCGGCCATATCGCCGCTGATGCGGTATAGACTTTCCTTACCAGACTGGACAGTTGCAGAGATGGTTCTAATTGCAGCGCCCGCACAAAGCCCTGATCCGGCGAGACCGGCGCCGATATTCGGCGAGCCTGGGGGGAGATAAAAGGTAGCTCGTTGCCCAGTACCGATTTTCGCAGCCTTGCGCCCGTCGATATAGACCACGATATCGCACCCCGAGCCAACAGCGCCGGAGTCGCGTACAACAGTGATCTTCCCGCTTTCACCGGCCGGCTTTGCCTGGAAGGCATAAATCTCATCCGAAGGCACCGGCTTAGCATCCTGCACCGAGATCGCCGATGAGGCACACCCTGCCAGCATCGCCACCGCTACAGCCGCTATCAAAATCCGCATGTCGTTCCCCCTTTGATTTGGCGGGACTGTAGCATTTCCGACGTCGAAATCTCTCAAAGTGACTTTTCCAATGCATCGTCGCTGCTGAAAACTGATGTATTAGAGGGCGTATTTTATATTGTTCGTGCACCAAGACCGCTCTCGTGATCTTCAATCAATGTTTCAATGCTTCACATTGCGCACGCAAGTCCCTATCGTTGATTGGACCGCAAGTACCGTTATTGGTTTTGGCATTACATAAATAGCGCTGATCGTGATCATCAATGCTATTACAACTGCCTCCGTTCGTTTCCGCATTGCAGGCACGACGCAAGTCCCGATCGTTGATCGAACTGCAGCTACCATGGTTGGTTCTTGCATTACATAAATAGCGCTGATCGTGATCATCAATGCTATTGCAGCTACCTCCGTTCGTTTCCGCATTGCAGGCATGACGCAGGTCCCGATTACTGATCGAACCGCAAGTACCACTGCCCTCCTTAGCTCTGCAATAAGCGCGCTGGTCCGAATCACCAATGGTGGCGCAGCCGGCAAAGGCGTAGCCGCTAATCATCAGCAGTACTACAAAAATCAATTTCATCGTTTTCTTCCTTGGTTTGCCGGAAATCCGACCGGCATCGTCGGCATCCCTGGCGAGCTGCACAGACACATGTCAACTTGACATTATCGCAAGAAAAAGTTCCCTCGCATCTTCAAGTAGTCTACCCGCTGTCCTAGCGGTCAGCGTGGATGGAATGCCAGTGGCAACCGGGTGGCGCTGCCGCGTCATGTTGATTGTTTCGCGTCTTTGTGCCTGAGGATCAGGCGCGTCCTGTCATGCCAGGGTCCGCCGTAGACGATAATTTCAGACGGCCTGCCGTACAGATGGTGCAGCATGAACGGCCCTGGGCCGAAAACGCCTGAATCCTCACCAGGCAGCGACGGATCGGTGCCGAGATAAACGCCAGCATGGTTCGGGTGAACTGTCCGGCCAACCTGCATAACGATCATGTCACCGCGCTGCGGCCGATCGACGCGAACAAAGCCGGCGGCCTTGTAGTGCTGTTCGTACAGGCTGGAGTTCTCCGCTCTCTCCCACCAGCCGTCGGCGCGCTGGAAGGCTTCGAACTCCAGCCCCCACTCCCGCTGATACCAGTCAGCGCAGACCTGCCAGCAGTCCCAAGCACCATGTACGAACGGACGATTGAGCAACGGTGTCCTGCCATTCGGTGTGATCGTTCGCATGTCGCCTTCGGGCCATGACAGGATGTGCCAGGGCAATGCAGTGGCCTCGCACATGGCCAAGTCACGCGATGACGGCCTGCTGGTGGCGTCCGGGTGTGAGTGAACGATGCCGATCACCTCTCCCAAGTCCTCCGCCGCGGCGTAATCCTCTGGGTCAAGCCGGAACTCTTCGTTCGGCTCCGTAGCGATATTCCGGCACGGGAAGTACTTTTGTGCTCGCCCGGCGGCTACCAGCAGGCCGCAGCACTCACGCGGATATTCCGCCGCCGCGTGCGCTTGGATGGCCGCGATTATGTGCTTACCCATGGTCAGCTCCTACTCACGAGAGAAACTGCAGGAAATCCACCGAAACTGAGCTCGTTGTTCTCGCCGAAGCGCAACTTGCAGGACGACAAGCATCCCTTGCACTGGTCCAGGGCCGGGTCATCCGTGGGGTTATCCTCATCGTCGAACATGGCCGCACCGGTATAGCCGCAATCCGGGCCACGGTAGCCGTTGGTCATGGCCCAGTGGCAGAACGTCGTCATTTGGCGCCCTGGCAGGCCGTGATTATCGATCTCACCCGGGGAAGACAGCTCCCAGACCACCGCCTCACCGTCCTCGCTGGTTTTCTGGTCGATGTACCAGATTTCCAACGCCTCCTGGGTTGGGTCGGCAGTTGGATTGCCTTCCGGATAATTCGCCGCATCCAGGTACTGGGCCAGGGTCTCGCGGACTGTGAGCTTGAACTTGAGCATGTCCTCGAAAGCCAGGCACAGCGCCGTGACGCGCCCGTTGACGTTGCCGGCGGCAAAAGTCGGCCGAGAGGCGGTGCCATCGCTGCTTGAGGAAATACCCTCAATCTGCACCGGCCAGGCCGCGTACTCCTGACCCTGCCAGATAATCGACTTGGCGGGCAGATCCTCTTCCGAGCCCTCATAGGCCAGTAATTCTTGTGGCGTGTGCGGGATAGCGTGACCGTGGAAGCGCAAGTAATCGGCGCCGTACTCGGTACCATCAATTTCGAACAGGCGAATCTCGCCGCCGGGCTCCAGTTTCTGGATGTCCGTGATCAGTGCCATGGGTGGTTATCTCAGGGATGAAAGGTTTGCTGGAAGGTCGCGGTGATGGCGTAGACCTGGCCGCCACGGTGCACTGGCTTGTAGCCGTTGCACTTGTAGAGACCAAGCTCACCCAGGGGCGGCTCCCAGAGGAAGCCCTTCGAGCCTTTGTGTCGGTCGATGAAGTCCATGATTTCCTTAATGCGCGGCTTCAGGCCGGTAAATGTTACCGGCCAGGATTGCGACCGGTTGTTGAGACCATCCTCGACCGACTGCTCGTAGCCATCTCCGAACTTCTTGGAGCGGACGCGCTGGGCAATATCGCCCTCCGCGCCCTTCTCCGTCGCCCATCTGAATCGTTCAATAGCCATCAGCGCCCCTTAATTGCTTTGTTGATGACGCCGCCCTGGCGCATGTCCCTGCTCCGCAGCTCCTGATACTTCTGCTCTACGAACGTCGCCAGCTCCTTGCCGAACAGGTCATAGCCAGGCGCGTCAGCGGTTGACGATGCGTTTCCGTCTCCGTCGATATGCACCTCGACATTGATCTGTGTTCCGCCAGTCCCGCCGCCGCCCATGGCCATAACCCCGAGCTTGCCGCTCGATGTCCGGGTCAGCGGCATGATTGCCTCGGCACCAGCCTCACCCATCACTCCAGTCTTGCCGTTGGCCATACCAAAAGCAGTTGGCTTGCTGACAATGGAGTTAGTGAACGCCCCACCGTCGGCAAACATTTGCACGCCGCCGGACCAGGCGCCGCCCGTTGCCTGCGGAAAGTAGGAACTGGAGTAGCCGGCTGCGGAAGCGCCCAAGTTAGAGGACGTTGCTCCTGCAGATCCCGCCGCCAGCCCGTTGCCTCCACCAGCAGCACTACCGCCGAAGTAACTCGCCGCCGCACCGACCAAACTGCCCAGCAGTGCCGAGCTGGCTTGGCGGGTAGCGATACGCGCCATGTCGGCCAGGATCGATTTGGCGAAGTCCGAGAACGACGCCTTACCGGTCATGGCAAAGTTGACGATGGAATCCTCCATGGAACTGAAGGCGTTGCCGAACAGGCTTTTGGTCTGCCCGGCGATATCCTTCGCTGAGTCGAGGTAGTTTTCCCAAGCAGCCGTTGCGCCTTTGGTCCAGTCGCCCTGGGCATTCTCTACATCCGCATAGTTCTGCCGGATCTGGTCGGTAGCGGCCTTGTTCGCGTCTGCGAGCGCCTGCGCTTTCCGCTTGAATTCTTCTTCCGACATGTTCCGCGACGGGTCTGATCGCTGGTTTTCCAGTTCAAGCGACTGCTGGGCGAACCTGTCTTGCTGGCTGTTCAGCTGTCCGCTCAATGCGTTCTGGCGATCGCCCTGGCCAACGCCCAATACGGCACGCTGCCCCGCAAGCTCCAACGCGCGCTGTTGCTGACCCAGCGCCTGTACATACGAGCTGATCGCCCGTTCCTGCTTGGCAAGGCGACCGGTCCCGTTGGTGGCAAGCACTTCAAGCTGGCTTTCAGCATCCTTCTGCGCCTTAGCCATCCCCGCGCGCGCGTCGGCGATCTTCTGGTCGAGCTGGATGCTCTGCGCAGCCGACGTTGTCTTCTTGCCCTTGGCGGCCTCCAGCGCTGCAATTTCAGCCTCGTAGGCTGCCGTCACCTGGTCCAACTCATTGCCGATCAGGGCCTGGCGCCGCAGCAGGTAATCTTCCTCGGAAAGCAGACCAGCCTTCTGTAAGGCCTCCAGTTCCTTCTGATAATTTTTGTACGTGTCGGTGATGGACGCCAGGTCGTTCTTGGCGTTGTTGAAGCTGGTCAGATCGACCTGAGTACCAGTAGCTTTCGGGTCTTTGAACTTGTCATTGATGTTAGCGATGTTTTTGTCGACCGTTGCCTGAGCCAGGCGAGGATCGTTCGGCGCTACCTTGCGGATATCGTCGAGTTGTTTTTTGTAGTCCTTGAGTGCGTCGGCGCGTTTTTGCTCATTCGTCCACGAGGACTTGGTGAGAGCGTCAACCTTTTGCATTGAGGTGATGGCGGCTTGTTGAGCCTTTGCCTGATCGCCTTCCAGCTTTGCAATTTCAGCCTGTGCCGCCTTCTGGTCCTCAAGCATATTCAAGCGGTTTTGATAGAGATCAATCATCTCCTGCTTGTTTTGGAACAGACCAACGTCGCCGGACTGCGCACTTGCCAGGTCTCGGCGGGCCTGTTCGATATCGGCGCCGATGTCCGGGCGGCCGATATTCTTGAGGCTGTCGGCGGCCCGTGCGACTGCGTTGTAACCCTTCTCCCAGAAACTCAGGTTCTCCAGAATCTTCGGCGTTCGCTCGTTGATAGCGTCGGCATAGGACTCGGTGGCCAGCTTCACGGCGCCAGCGTGATCGCGTTGCTCTTCCAGAGCGGCGATCTGAGAGAAAACCGAGGCGGTTAGGTAGTGATACTGCTCGTTCAGCGCCGCGGAAGCCTTGACCGGCTCGTCGGCCAGCTTGACGAATTCGGATACCGTCTCGCTGACAGCCTTGCCGGCAGCTTCCTGCATCGACACGGCGGCCTGGGTGATACTGGCGAAACTCTCGCCTGCGATCTTGCCGTTGCCCGCCAGCATTTCAAGGACAGCGGCAGCCTGGCCAGTGGTGCCTACGGTTGCGCCTACCTGGCGCGCCATGTCACCTAACTGCCCCGCGCTCACGCCAGCGTAGTTGCCGGTGAGGATCAGCGACTTGTTGTAGTTGTCCTGCTCTTCGCTTCCTTTGTGGTAGGCGTACGCCAGGCCGCCCACGGCTGCGGTAGCCAGGGCCAGAGGTGCCAGGATGGCAAGCAACCCCGCAGCACCTGCACCGGCTCCTGCGCCCAACTGAGCCACGGCGCGCACACCGCTGCCCCAGTCACCCGACGACAGGGCGTTCCCCAGTTGTACGACATTTTCCTGTGCCTGGCGTGTGCCGAGACGCAGCTTGTCGAAGCCGGTGGTGGTCTTTTCGAGCTTTCCGTAATCCTTGTCGATCTTGGCCAGGGCGCTGTTGTACTGGTCCTGACTGATTCGACCCTCGTCGAGGTGCTTGCCCAGTTGCTCAACCTGCGTGTCCAGCTTTGCCAGTGCAGCACGGGCCGGGTCAATCGCCCCCAGCAAGCTGTTCAAGGCTTTCTGCTCATCCATCGCAGACTTGGCCAGGGCCACCTGCTGCTTATCGAGCTGAGCGGATATCTTCGCCGCTTCGGCCTCGCCATAGGCGCCGGTCTTGGTCAGCTTGGTTAGCGCTTCACGCTGCTTAGCCAGGTCCTGGGTGGTTTTGGCGCTGGTGGACAGCGACTTTTCCAGGGCCTGCATTTCGTTCATCAGCGA